AAGATGTACGGCCAGCGGCCCATCATCTTCTACTCCAACGGGTATGAGCACTGGATATGGGACGACCATTCCTACCCGCCACGGGCCGTGCAGGGCTTCTACAAGAAGGACGAACTGGAGCTGTTGATTCAGCGCCGCAGCAGCCGCAAGAAACTGGCCGAGGCTGTCATCGACCCAGCCATCGTCGAGCGCTACTACCAGACCCGCGCCGTCCGTCGCGTCGGCGAAACTCTTGAGGTGGACAACCAGCGCAAGTCCTTGCTGGTAATGGCGACCGGTTCCGGCAAGACGCGTACGGTCATCGCCTTGGTCGACGTGCTCATGCGCAGCAACTGGACGAAGCGCGTGCTGTTTCTTGCCGACCGCGTAGCTCTTGTCAATCAGGCCGTCACGGCCTTCAAGAAGCATCTGCCGGACGCAGCGCCGGTCAACTTGGTCACCGACAAGAACACCGAGGGCCGGGTCTTCGTTTCGACCTACCCCACGATGATGGGCCTCATCGGCGAAGCCCAAGATGGCCAACGGCGCTTCGGGGTGGGTCACTTCGACCTCATCGTCATCGACGAGGCGCACCGCTCGGTCTACCAGAAGTACAGGGCCATCTTCGACTACTTCGACAGCCTGCTGGTGGGCCTGACCGCCACTCCCAAGGACGAGATCGACAAGAACACCTATGGCCTGTTCGACCTTGAAACCGGCGTGCCGACCGACGCCTACACCTTGGAGCAGGCCATTGCCGATAAGCACTTGGTCAGGCCCGTGCCGATTTCAGTGCCACTGAAGTTCCAGCGCGAAGGCATCAAATACAACGACCTGACCGATGAGGAGAAGGAGCAGTGGGATGCGCTCGACTGGAACGAGGAGGGCACGATTCCCGACGAGGTGGACCCTGCCGAGCTGAACCAATGGCTGTTCAACACCGACACCGTAGACAAGGTGCTCGAACTGCTGATGACCAAGGGCCACAAGGTGGCTGGCGGTGACCGGCTTGGCAAGACCATCATCTTCGCGAAGAACAACGACCACGCCGACTTCATCGCTGAACGCTTCAACACCAACTATCCGCAGTACAAGGGCCACTTCGCCCGCGTGGTGACCTACAAGACCGAGTACGCCCAGAGCCTCATCGACGACTTCTCGAAGAAGGACAAGATGCCGCACATCGCCATCTCGGTCGACATGCTGGACACCGGGATTGATGTGCCGGAAGTGGTCAATCTGGTCTTCTTCAAGATCGTCCGTTCGAAGACCAAGTTCTGGCAGATGGTCGGGCGAGGCACCCGTCTATGCGAAGACCTGTTCGGCCCCGGCGAGCACAAGCAGGATTTCTACATCTTCGACTTCTGCGGCAACCTCGAATTTTTCAGCCAGAACCCGGACTTCTCTGAAGGCTCGACAACCGAGTCGCTGTCCACGCGGCTGTTCAAAGCGCGGCTGCAGGTCGTTCTTGAACTCGACGGGAGACTCAAGCAGGCCGCGCGTGTAGGCGAGAGTGACCCGCCACCCTATGGCGACCACCTGACCGAGGGGCAACTGCGCACCGACATCGCCAAGATGCTGCACGACAGGGTCTTGGCGATGAACGTGGACAACTTCGTCGTGCGACCGCAGCGCCGCTACGTCGAGAAGTTCGCCAGTGCCGAGGTGTGGACTCAGCTCGGCGCCGACGAGGTTGAGGAGCTGAATACCAAGCTGGCGGACCTGCCCTCGACCCTCACCGATGACGATGAAGAAGCCAAGCGCTTCGACATGCTTGTGCTGCGCGCCCAGTTGGCCATCCTGCAGGCCAAGCCCGAGTTCACATCGCTGCGGGAGAGGATTCAACGCATCGCCATCGAACTGGAGGGGCAGATGGCCATCCCGGCCATCAAGGCCGAGGCGGTACTGATTCAGGCCCTGACCAGCGACGAATGGTGGGAGGGCGTCACCGTACCCATGATGGAAACGGTGCGCAGGCGTCTTCGTGCGCTCATCAAGCTCATTCCCAAGGGGCAGAAGAAGGTCGTCTACACCGATTTTCAGGATGAGCTGGGTGAGACCTCCGTCATCGACCTGCCACAGGTGACTTCCGGCCTGAACATGAGCAAGTTCAAGGACAAGGCCCGCGCCTTCCTGAAGGCCCACGAGTCGCACCTGTCACTGCAACGTCTCCGACGCAACCAGCCGCTCACGGCAACCGACTTGGACGAGCTGGAGAAGATGCTGCTGGCGGCTGGCGGCACCCCTGCGCTCATCACTGAGGCCAAGGAGCAATGCCATGGACTGGGCCTCTTCGTGCGTTCCTTGGTCGGCTTGGACCAAGAGGCTGCCATGCAAGCCTTCAGCGAGTTCATCAGCGGCACCACGGCTACGCCAAATCAGATCGAATTTATCAACCTCGTCGTGCAGGAACTGACTCAGACCGGCGTGGTGGAACCAGACCGATTGTTCCAGTCTCCATTCACCGACGTGAGCTCCCAAGGACCACTGGGGGTCTTTCCTCCGGCCACGGTGAGCCGGCTTGTCGGGGTGCTGACACAGATTCGGGAACGTGCGGTGGCGTGAAAAGAGCAAGGTCCAAGCGGAGTCGCAGGCTGAGGGCACTATTGAGGCATCTGAGAACTGCCGCCCAAGCCCCTCACGCCTTGGGTCGGTGGCCGGGTGGCTGCGCAGTGATTCCGCTATCCCTGAGTGGCGCGAACACCCCGGAGCGCGCTGCTGAACTACCTGCGCCATGTGCTGTCGCAATGAGCGCGACACAGGCGATCAATGCTGGCGCCGCACGGCGTAGTCACGCCGACATGAGACAAGCCTTGATTCATCTGCTATATGGACCGGATGACCAACCCGGCAACTGAGGGGATGCCGTGACTGACCAGCCCACGCACGACGACGATCAGGCACAGCCCGACTACGGGACGTTCTTGTGCGCTCGCTTCGCGGGCGGGCGCTTCGATTCGCACGCCATCCCCTTTGATGTGCTGCCTGATCTAGCCGCATACCGCAGCCTGCTTGTTGAAGTCGCGAAGATGCTATTCAAGCGGCGGCACAACAACCGGGTTCGCGTGCCAAAGGGATTTGAGGACTCGTTTCAGATCGGACTGGTGCGCGTTGAAGGCGGCCATAGCGCCGTGGCCGTGGGTGTTCGACTCCCGCCGCGCCAGCCAGCTCCGCAGGGCGATCTAGGCTTCCCCGCCTACGAGGAATTCGAGGAGGCCAAGACGTATGTGGATGACCTCATTCGCCGAGTGCAAACCACTGGCGAGATACCGGACGACTTCCCGACTGAGCTTGCCGGTCGCTTTAATCCTTTTGGCCAGAGCCTTCAGCCCGACGAGTACATTGAACTTGGCTACGACACGCCGAACCCCGTTCGCTACGACACGTTCATTCGCAAGCGAATCGTGTTGTCGCGCGAAAAGACCTACGAGAACGCCGTCAATGCAGTATTCACGCTAAATGGCGGTGTCGCAAACACGGGCACCATCCACGTTCTTGACGAAACAGGCTCACCTTTCGACTTCCGCCCGTTGTCTGAGTTTGAGTTTCAGAAGGCGTACACGCGACCGACCCAGCGAGTGCGCCTCATTGGTACTGGCCTCTATGATCGTTCCGAGCGATTGCGCCGCCTGCTAGACGTGAGCATCGTCTATAACGACGATGAGCCACGTCAGCCTTTCGATGAGCGCCTAGATGAAATCGCGCTGGCCCAAGAAAGTTGGTATGCGCCGGGCAACCCTGCCCCCTCACAGGCTGCGGTTGAAGCGATGCGCAACTTTGTAAGGCTCGCCGTGCTGGAAGTCGGCGCGCACGCGCCCTATCTGTATCCGCTCCCTGAAGGCGGCGTCGCCGCCGAGTGGACGATGGGTGCATGGGAAGCCAGCGCAAACATCGCGCCCGAGGGGGCGAGCATTGAACTCCACGCGATCAATACCGAATCAATGCAGGAATTGCGGGACGAGCTGGCAGCCGATGCGGTTGACCTAACTGCTCGTTTCAGCACTTTCTGGGATGCAATAACCACCGACACGGGGAACGGTGATGCCGGTAGCTGTGGACAATAAACTCGCCGCATCAGAGGAACTTCTGATGCGGCAGGTACACCCAAACATGATGCAGGAGGGGCGGCTGTGGTCGGGTGCTTTCACGCCGACAGCAGCGGACAACGGCCTGCTTTCCGCCGACCGTGACTCGATCATTTCGCCGAAGGAAGCCTACGAACGCTACTTGAAGCTGAAGGCGCTGACTCAGGCTGGCGGCTCGTGGGGAGTAAGCATCAACGAGTTCAAGACAATGGGCCTTGTCTGCTACTTCGATCCCATCCCCGATAACGATGCGCATGTCCTCGTGGACTTCGCTGCTCACGGTGCAGACAAGGAGAAGGGGCTGGGCAAGCTTGCCTATGCCAAGGCGAGTGCCCGAGGCCGCCTCTATCCTTAGTAGCCCATGTGCCGAGTGCTCCTCGCTGGAGCGCCGCCACCTCTGGACGGCCGGATGTGGCCGAGGGCGGGGCGCTGGTACTTCGCCGGCTGCAAACACCTTCGGATAGTCGAAGGAAGAAGTGCAGAAGTGTTTGTTCTAATGGAGGCTTGACGTGAGAAAGCAGACAACCGAGCCATCGGTCACTGCGGATGGACGTGCCTCGGTAGATGCTGCCGATGATGGCGGTTGGGAAAGGTGGCGTACGCTGACAACTGAAGCCCACGTACGCTTCCACGATAACCTTCTCGCCAGTCGGGCGAAATTTCCCGGTTTGGCGGACTACGGCACATTGGAGCGTGTCCAAGCTGCGCGCGGCACTTTTGCTTGGTGGTGGGGTGCAGCTGGTGAGATACAGGAAACCATCAACTCGGTGAATTCTTAGTGCATGCACCTGCACGCGTGGGGCGCGTGGAACCTAGTTGTCGACTCCTATGAGGTCGAAGACGACAAATGGGAGGTTCTCAGTCATTTTGTCGAACCGGTGGCATTCTTCTGCATGCTTCAACCCAGCAGTATCGCTGACCGGCTGACGGTGGCTGCCGAGACACTCCTACATCAGGCCAACTGCCGTGTATCCCCAGATGAGCCAGATCGGCTGGACCAAGACCGTCTGAAACCCGGGCAGACCCTCCGACGTTCGGATCGACGAAAGCAGCTCAACCGGCTTGGCAAACATTGGGCGAATTTCGGTGCGTTCAGGGATGCTCTTAGCGCGATAGATGGCCGTGACTATCGGAATGTCACCCGCAATTTTCGCGACCTGTCTGTCCACTCATTTGCGCCTCGGCTCATGATCGGCCAAGTCGTTCGCGCAATCCGTTCGATTGTTCCTTGGCAAGAAATGTCAGCACAACCGGACGGCACGTATTTGCCCGTGGAGCACCCGACCCGGAAGGGGGTGCAGTACGTGGCGCAAGCCATGGAACCCCTGCATCTCGATGCCACTCGCGCAGCCAACCTTGCCGAGTATCACAAGGCGCTGACTGCCATGAGGGCGTTTGCGGCGTTGATCGACGAACTATGCGTTCGCATGGATGCGCTTCCACAGCACGGGCCGGAAACCAAGTGAACGTCCGCTTGCCTCTCCGATCACGCCTGCGACTCAGCTCGATCTCAGTTCTGGTTAGCCGTGACGGACCTAACAATTCAAGCCGAAGCGGAGCTAATTCTATAGGGTGCACGATATGGATGACACTGAACTCAAGCGCCTCCTGAATCAATTCGGTTCCATGCGCCACGTCCAAGACATGGTATCTCAGCAGAACGGCATTATGGCCGCACTGGAAGGTAGTCAACGATTGCGTGACTTTGCGATGCCCGGCTCCGCAATCCAACGGCTGATCGATGAGCAGCAGGAGCATTTCGGCGCACTCTCGCGCATCGGCGATAGCTTCGCTAGACAGTTCAGCCAGATGCAGTCGATAGTCGATTCGATGAAGCCGTCGCTCACGTTTGGCGAGGTCCTCAGGACGTACACCGATCGCGCAGCCACGGTGGCACGACTCGTAGGTGATATGCGCGCCCCTTACGAGTCAGTGCGCAAGTTGTTGTTACCTCACCATTCGCAAATCGGCGAGGTCATTAAGCTCTCCTCGGCCACCTCGGTTGCAGAGTGGCTGTCAGCCTACACGCTCGATCAGGCGCCTAGCATCGAGCTTTCGTCCGAAGAGCTTGACGAACAGCTTGTCGAACTAAGCGTAGTGCTCGCGGACGTGCGTGCTGCCGAAGCCGAAGGCAACGGTGGGCTAACTTGGGAGCAGTGGCTTGCACTCGCTAGCGCAATCATGGCCATCTTGATGTTCTGGTATCAATTGCGCGATTCGGAAGCGATGGAGAAACGCCTTTCCGATGCGATCGCAGCTGGCGATTCTCGGATTGAAGCGCGCATCGAGGCACATGCCCGAGTAACGGACGCAAGACTAGCCGAGCTCACTACAGCCATCGAGGAACTGAAACCGGGCCGCCATGGCCCTTCCGCCTCTCAGTACGCCGTCATTGTCGACATCCTGCGAGTTCGCGCGAAGCCCGAAGGCGCAGAAATCGCGCAGACTCACGCAAATCAGATCGTCACGGTCACGGGCCAGCGAGGGCGCTGGCTTCGCGTCAGGTATTACGATTACCAAGACGCGCGCCTCGTCGAGGGATGGTGCCGAAAGCACCACCTTCAGCTGATAGAGCGTGTAGAAGCGCAGTAATCAGCGGCCGAAACGACGCGCGAGCGTTACCGAGCCAGCCTCATTTGGTTCACCGTCCAGCCGATGCCCCGCTGCGCTGGCGCCCGGTCTCCTCGGGGTGGCCGGAAGTGGCCGAGCGCAGGGGGCGATTTGGGGCGAGGGGCGGGCTATCGGGCGCAAGACCGCTCGCGTGGAGGGTGGTTGCCCTATTCCCTTGCTGACGCCGCCGACGCCTCGACAACCACTTGGGGGTACATGACTTGGGGGTACGGAGATCGAGAACCCCTGCCCTACCCTTGGGCGTACCCCCAAACTTGGGGTAGCATCCGTGACGCCGAAGTGTGTCCAGTGACGGAAGGAGAACAAAAAACCCCAGCTTTTCCCGGGGTTTAGTGCGCCAAGTGATCTACAACTTGGCTTATGTGGTGGGCCCACCAGGATTCGAACCTGGAACCAAAGGATTATGAGTCAAAGATTTGCCGTCTACCACCGTCGATGACAGTCTCAACCCGTGAGCCATCCCACTGATTTTATTGGGGTGATGCTCTGGTGGCGTACATCACCGTCCACCACGAGAAACCAGCAAACGGGCACCAGACGGGCACCAGATGGGAAGCATGATCACGACGCGCAGCATTGCTGCAATGAAGGCAGGCGAATGGGCGGCAGATCCCGCCGCTAAGGGCGCGGGGCGCCTGCAGGCACGCAAGCTGCAAGGCGGACAGGTGGCGTTCTACTACCGCTACACGGCCCCCGACGGAACAAGGCCAAGGATGCCGCTGGGGACAGGGCTGACGCTGGCCGAAGCACGGTTGCAGGCCGCCGAGCTATCTAGACGTTACCAGGCCGGGGATCGCGACCTTCGCGTGGCACTCGATGAAGAACACGCCGCGGCCGAGCGCGCCAAATGCGACGCTGAGGCCGCGCGCGCGCAGGCGGCGCATGCCACATTGGGCGCCCTTCTCGATGCCTATGTGCAGCACTTGAAGGACAACGGCAAGCAGAGCGCAGTATCGGTGGAGAACGCCATCAGGCTCCACGTGAAGGGACCGTTCCCCGAGCTGTGGGCGGCGGCAGCCAACGCTCTGCAGCTGGACGACCTCCTTCCTATCCTGTCGCGAATGGTGCGGGCTAAGAAGCTGCGCGAAGCCGGAAAGATCCGGTCGTATCTGCGGGCGGCATACTCCGCCGCGATCCGCGCGCGCCAGGATGCCGCGTCGTCCGATGACCTGCGAGCCTTGGGAATTTCCGCGAACCCTGCCCGCGACTTGGCGACAATCGAAGGCGGAAACAACGCGAGGAAGCGCGCTCTGTCGCTGGCCGAGCTGAGGGCATACTGGCAGCGTATCGAGCACCGGACGGGGCCTCGTGGCGCGCTACTCCGGTTCCATCTGCTCAGTGGAGGGCAGCGCATCTTGCAGATGGGGCGGCTTCAAGTCCATCAGCTGGACCGCGACCGGGAGACCGTTTGCATTCTGGACATCAAGGGGCGGAGGAAGCAGCCTAGGGAGCACTTCGTGCCTCTGCTACCGGCTGCGCTCGATGCCATCGACACCATGCGCGGCGCCTGCCTTGGGCCGTACCTCGTGACGGTATGCGAAGGGATCGCGCCTGCCGGCTACGACGTGCTGCGTAGTGCAATCAAGGAAGTCGTGGAGGAGATGCTGGAAGCCGACGAGTTGCCCGGAGGACGATTCACCCCTGGGGACATTCGGCGGACCGTAGAGACGCGGCTTGCAGCCGGAGGACAGAACGACGAGGCGCGAGGGCAATTGCAGTCCCACGGCCTTGGTGGCGTGCAGAACCGGCACTACAACCACCACCGCTACGATGCGGAGAAGCGGGCAGCTCTCGACAAGCTCTACGAGTTGCTGACAGCGCCGTCCGCGACAGTCACGCCGATTGCAGGCGGACGGCGGGCGGGTTGAACGAGGGCAAGGCTACGCTGCATCGTCAGGATTCCAGCGCGCGACCATGGCCCTAAAGCGCGCGGCTTCGGTGCGGAGCCTTGTGGCGCCTCGTTCACGCTGCCGCATGGCCCGCCAATCACCGGACCTGTCATTGACCAGCGCGCGGGCCTGCTGCTCCAAAGCTTCCGCCCGGCGAGCAGCCCACCGGGCCTTTCCAAGGTTTTTCATGCAGGCATCCTGAATATGGGTCATCGCATGCGCCGAGATAGCGGCAACAGCGGCTAAATGGCGCCAGCTGCCCCCGCGTCCTTGCGGGGGCCCGGCGGGTTCTGCCTAGGCTGCGGTAGCCGGCGGCCGGTGCTGGCTGGTACATAGTGCGCCTACCGGCCGTGCCGCGGCAGTAGGACAAGATCGCGCCGATGGGTCGGAAAACTACTGGTGCCCCTACTCCGGGTGGTAGCGGCCGAGTGCGACGTGCAGCAGCTCGTGCCCGAGCGTCAGCGTCGCGGCATCATCCACCCGGGCCGGCGGCAGCGTGTATATCACCGGCCGCCCGGCACCATCCACGCCCGCGAAGCCGTGGAGCTTGTCGGCCTCCGCGAGCGGCATGCCCGCATCGGCGTAGACGCGGCGCAGCTCGTCGCGGTCCACTACGTGCCATTTGATTGCCGGCAGCTGGTACACCTGCCCCGGCCGCGGCGTCGGCTCGATGCTCTGGGCACAGCCGACCAGCCCGGCGGCCAGCGCCAGGAGGAAGATTCGCTTCATGGGTTCTATCCTCAGTAGCCGGTCACGTCGATCACCATGGAACCAGGCGATCCGGTGTAGCGGTCGATGATGTCGTAGGGCGGCTGGGGCGCCCCATCGTTGATGAAGATGTTGGCCTGCGGCCACACGGTCACCTGCTGGCCTTCGATCTTCGCCACGGTCTGATACGTCCGGTAGATGCCGGCGGCCTGGTCGGTGAACTCGCGGTAGTAGCCTCCGGGCATGTTCACCGCGGGCAGCCGGCCAGCCGGCAATGTGATCTGCTTCCAGGGCGGCTCGAAGATCACACCACTGTCAAAGTAGATTTCCCCGTCGTAGGGTTCGTCGAACAGCGCACCTTCGACCTGGCACAGCTTCTCGTTCGAGTTGAAGGCGCAGACGCCGGCCGCCGTGTAGAGCTTCATCCCGAACGAACCTCCCGCGGACTCGTCAGGCATGTCGAAGTGGTACACATCGAACGCCATGCCAGCCGTACTGCCGCCGCCAAGACCGCCCGAGCCCATCACCCACACGCGCGCCGTGATCGTTCCCGCGCCCGGCAGATAGGTGAGCATGAACCAGCGCGCGGCGCCGCCGGCAGCCTGGGGGCGGACGAACAGCACCGGAGCCGTGCAGTTGGTCACGGAGAACTCGACGTAGCGGTTCGCGCCGGCGCCAGCTGGCACGGTGACCGAGTAGCGCCGTTTGAACTGTATCGCCGGCACGTCCGCGCTGATGAGCAGGCTGCCGTAGCTGTTGATGATCTCGAGCCCGGCCGCCATCAGAACACCACAACGTTCATTTTCATGGAGGGATCACGCTCACCCGGCGGGACCGAGCCATAGTTCCACTCGACACGCTTGGTCGACTTGTTGACCGTCACGGCGGGGTTCTTGTACTGCGCCGAGCCGGAGCCCTGCAGCACCGGCACGACGTTGTTGGCCCCGGCGATGACATCGTTCTGCACCGCGCCCGTGGACGCAGTGCCGACGGATACGGTCAGCACCTTGTAGGCCCGGGTGCCCAGGGTGAGGATCGGCAGCCCGTCCGGGCCATAGAACTCGGCTTTCGCGTCGGCCATCACCACATCCCCCAGCGCGAACGGACAACGCCGCCGGCATCCTTCAGCGTCAGCAGCGTGTTCGTGATCTCCATGGAGCCGCTACCGCTCACCGCGCCGCGGATAATCGTCGTCCCGGACGTCGTCTTGCATTCGATGCAGTTGGCCTGCGTACACGCGGCAACACCGATGTTCGGGCCGAACCACTCCATGAGGTCGCCGTTTGCCCCGAATCCGTTGCCGATGATCTTCTGGAACCCGCTCTTCCAGACCCTGAAGTAGCCGTCCCGGTACTCCGTTCCATCGACTCCGGCAGGCGACATGATCCGGAACACATGGGCGGCAACGTTGAATTCACTGATGATGCCGTTGTTGATCGACTGCACGCCGCTGATGACATTGCCGACGGTCAGGTATACGCCCCAGGTGGCTTTCGCCTGGGTGATGCCAAGCTCGTTCACGGACACGCGCGCGTCCAGCGCCGTGGTCGCATTAGCGTTGGTGGTGACCCTGCCATCGAGCGTAGTAATGGACGACTGCACGCTCACCAGCTGCTGGCTATGCGACGTGAGCGTGTTCCCCTGGCTGGTCTGCGTCGTCTGCAGGTTGCTGATCGCTGTGCCCTGGGCTGTCTGAGTCCCCTCGACATTGCCGACTCGGCCAGTCAGGACGGTGACCCGCTGCGCCTCGGTCGTCACCCGTCCATCTACAAGGTCGACGCGGGTATTGGTCTGGACAATCGCTGAGGCATTTGCGCCAGCAAGGACGCCAGCTTGCTTGGCAAGCTCCAGGTTATTGGCGTCGATGGCATTGAGCAGCGCCTGCCGCTTCTCATAGACCGCGAGCCATAGCTCACGCCACTTCTGCCCGGCCTTGGCGGTCAGATCACCCCTGATCCGAATTCCGACTCGGAATCGCCCACGCAGCGCGATTGATGCGGACATCTGCCCGAGCGCATCCAAGCCAACACTTGACCTACCGCCAATCGACCTGCTGCGAGAAAGCTGACCACCAGCTGCAAACTGCACAGCAGTGGCGCCATGAATGCTGCGCGTCGGGGTCAACGAAGCTAGCGAGTTGAAGCCGAGCACAGCCGCGCCGCTGAGACTCACTACACCAGAAAGGACACCTACCATGCCGAACGACAGGGTGGCATGCCCGATTGTTCCGGCAGGCGTCAGCGAGCCGGCCAGCGCGAAGGAAAGCCAGGACTGGCCTACCAGCGGCACAAGCGGCTGCGCAGCACCTCCAGCAGCCACGCCAAGCGAAGTGGAGCCAACAACGTCGTAGTAGCGCGGCCCGTTCGCGCCCAACGCCCGCACGCTGCCGCCCGGCAGGCGACGGCGCGCACCGTTCGGCAGGATGCGGAACACGGTCATTGGACGGGAGCCTCGCTTTCAGCGTGCAGGTCGGCAACGTACTGCTTGATCAGCTTCACGACTTCCATCCCGGTTATCGTCTTACCGTCGATCTCGAAACTACGCTGGGCGAAATCGCCCACGGTCTCGCCAATCGTCCCGAGGGGGTCCATCCGCTCGAATTCATCGTCCCAGTACTCGAGTCGATGCAGTTCCATAGAGATGGACCCGGCAGCGGTATCAACCGGGTTTGCTCGGATGCGGATGTCGGCTGCGTAGACTTCGCGCCTGATATGTACGTTCTGCCGTTCTTCGATGGTGATTGCCATGGTCGTCTCAGATTTATGGCGCGAATGCGCCGCGCCAGACGCGCTTAGCAGCGCGGGTGGTTTGGGTGGCGGCGTCGCGTATTTCTACGAGCACCCTCCCACTTTGTGACACGCTGAATGAAACACTGCGCCCACCGAATGAGCTAAGCGCCAACCATGTACCAAAGGTGCCAGTCGCAGTGCCCGCCTCCAGCGTAAAGCGCACGTCATACGAGCTTCCCGGCGTCTCGGTGTCGGTGGCTGTGTACCAAATTCCAGGGATGTAGGTGTCCTGTCCGGCGTTGTTCCTGTAGTAGCAACGTCCATCCCTCGCCAAGTAGAAAGCGCAGTTGCCAGAGGCAACGGGGATCTCGAAGTCAATCAGCTTCACGAGAGCTTTTGACGTGACAGATCCAATTATTCCGACGCTGAACACTATGTGCTCCCCAGGTCGCCAAACAGCAGCCATTCGTTGAGGCCCGTACGCTTCAGTCCCCACGGTGCGTTCTGTCCGTCCGTCGTCGCCGTGCGATTTGAGCGCTTTCGCAGCGTTACGCCTGGGCCAGCAACAAACGTCACCGCCCCAGCGCCCCACTGGGCGCCTTCCAGCTGGATGTCGTCAGGCCACGCCACGGACGACTGTGGCGGGATAGTGATCGTCTGCGCGGTCGCGTTGTTGCAGCGATTGAAGCGGTTCATGTTCGACAGCCCGAGCGTGGCCGCAGAGCCCGAGATCTCGACCGATGCAGCACCGCCGCTTTCCAACGTTAGTTGGCCGCTGTTCAACGACAACCGCATGCCGCTGCCTTGGACGATCTTCCCGAGCACGTAGCCGGCAATCTTTGCCGCGGGCAAGCGCCACCAGCTGTTCGGGACAGGAGACTCCGCTGCAGGATTCCCGTCAGGCCGTTCGATCTCCAGCATGTCGGTGTCGGCCAGCATTGGCACCTCGTCCATGCTGCCGATGCTGTATGCAGTCTCGTCTGCCATGCCGCACCTCAGGCCGGTTCCGCGGTGGAAACGCTGCCGGTGAGGTCACCGGGCTTGAAGCGAAGCTCTTGGCCAACCGTCACTGTGACCGGGTTCACCAGCTTCCCGCGCAGCAGGACCTTGCCAGCTCCAGTAGCCGCGTTGCCGATGGTGAAGTGGGTCAGAATCGAACCCGCGCCGCCCATCGCCTCGCCGAACTCGATGGACCCGCCGTTCTCGAAGTCCGCTCCGCTCGCGTCCCACGAAGCCGGGGCCACCAGCTTGCGGGCATAGCCGCCGTAGGTTGCCTCGCTGGTGGTCTGGTTGCCCGCCGGACCTGTATCTGCCGTGTGCAGTGCGATGTAGGTGGGCCCGAAGGTCTGGGACTTGAACACCGCGATGAGCAGGTCGTTCGCAAAGGCAGTAGATGCGCTCATTTCTTCTCCTTGATGGTGATGGCATACGTCCCACCGACCACGAGCGCTTGCGCCTCGCTTGCGGGAACGTGAATGTTGAATGGCAGTCCGGATGTGGACGGGAGCGGGCTGAACTGCAACATGATCTGGCCCGGGGTCGTCGCCATCTCGGCTTTCCCCTGGAGGGTCATCTGGATCGTCTTCATGGGGCTCTCAGGTCAAATAGGTGACGCCGCTTGGGTCGTCCCAGCGGGTCGGAAGGGTCAGGGTTTCCATGTATTCGGCCAGGGCATCTAGCGCGTCGTTGTAGGCGGTCTTTTCGTCGACTACTTCGGACAGATCGGCCTGAGCATTGATGCCATCGCGCTCGCCCATAACGGCGGCGAAGTCGATCCGTAGCTGCGGCTTTTCGACGGGTGAGATGATCTCGTCGTCGTCAATCGCATCGATTCGCTTGCGCTCTGCTGCTACCGCTGCCTCGCGTGCGGAACGCTCCTCCCTAAGCTTCTGTTCTTGCTCCTCGGCCTTTTCCTCGATCTCCTTGGCTCGATCCTCCGCTTCCTTCGCGTCCCCCTCGAATCTGAGCCGGTTTGCCTCATCGATCTGGCGCTGTAGCTCGATCAGCTTCGCGGTCACGTCCTCGGGATCGAGGCCTTCGATGATTTCGCCAAGGTTTGGGCCCAGCGTGCGCACAGCGGTTTGCATGCCCACGGACAATTGACCAGCCGTGTTGCGCGACCGACACGCGATGGTCCAGGTACCGGCCGGCGGAAGAACGCTCTCGAATGGCGCGGTGTAGTAGCCAGACTCCCCCACGGGGGTCATCGCATCCCACACCGGCATTAGCACTTCGCCTTCCGTGTAGCGAATCTCCACGCCCGCGAAGTCGGGCGAGCGCATCGTGTCCTCCAGCCATCCCCAGGTGTACACGCGGACGCCGCCGCTCCGCTCGACCACATCGAACAGGTCTACCAGCACCGGCGGCAGCCCGGCGCTGCCGGTCGTGTAGACCACCTGCACCGCCACGCCGGCCTCCCCATTCGGGGAGAACGGCCGCACGACGATGGTGTACGTGCCCGGCTCGTTGATGCGCCACGTTGCCGTCCGCGTCACCGTCTGGGCCACGTCCTGCAGCTCGCCGCCGGCGCCGGCCGCCCGAACCACCGTTGCCCCCACAGGCCCAGTCACGTCGAACGTGGCCGTCAGCTCGGTGAAGGTGGTGTTTCCCTGGACGATCTGGGCCTCGCTGATCCGCAGGTTGCTGGCCACCGGCCGGGTCTGAAGGAGCGATTGATTCGGCGCCGGGATGTAGTGCCCGGTGAGCACGTAGTCCCAGAACTCCGGCCCCTCCGGCACCACCCGCACCGCGGCGCCCTTCAAGTCCGGCTCCGGCTCGATGCTGGTCACGCGCACCCGGTAGCCCGGCGTCTGCCGGAAGTCGTAGACCCAGATCGTGTCGTGGGCCGGGTTGTCCGGATCGGAGCCGGGGATGGCGGCGTCTGCCGGCCATGGATCGGCCAGCGTGATGCTGTTGCTCGTGCCGCTGAACGGCTGCACGCGCAGCACCCGGTACACCCGCTCGCCGGGGATGCGCAGCCCGATGTACGCATTGCCCGCCGCCGGCGCCGGGACGGGCTCGTCCAGTAGCAGCGTCATCGCGCCGCCGGTACCGCTGGCGTCCTGGACACGCCCGCCGTAGCCCCACTGCGTTAGGTCGTGCTGCAGGGCCAGCAGCGACAGCCGCTGGTAGCTCAGGTGCTCGATGTCCGTGCTGTAGCCGATGTCCTTGTACTGGTACAGGTGCTGGGCCAGATGCCAGCGCGCGGCTCGGGCCGCGTGCTGCTCCGTGCTCACGCCCTCCCCTGACACCTGGGCCGGGTTGAGCATGATGTCCACACCCGGCGCTGGCACCCGCAGGGTCTTGGCCTGCCAGTCGGTCGAGTCGATGTACGTGTACTCGATGCCGTCCGCGGCGTTCGCCAGCGTGTAGTCGACCTGGAACGTGCCCCTCTTGATCGTCGGCATGGCGACGACGCCGGACAGCGGCTGTTCCTGCGCTGCCCAGACCACGCCCAGCCGCCCACCGGCCCAGGTGATCTCGCCGAAGCCCGCGCGCGCGATGGCGGCCAGCACGTCGGTGTGGCTGCGCGCCTCCTTCACGTAGAAGTCGTAGGTGTAGCCATTAGCGGCGCAGTGCAGGGAGAACGCCTTCCACGAATCGATGTCGATCTGCGCGTCCGCCAGCGCCATGCCCGCCAGCAGGCGCGAGCCGGCCCAGATGCCGCGCGCGTACGCCAGGCACTGTGCCCCGGGGTTGCTGCTCTCCTTCGTCACCCACGCCGTGCCGGTCCACTCCGGGATCGGCGCCGCGAAGGCGACGCCCCGCAGCTCGTCCGGCGAGCCATTGAGCTGGCCGGTGGCCTTGATCCGCACGCCGCTGCGCGCGATACCGGTGTAGTCGGCGTCGTCCGCCTGGACCGACGTGAGCTGCGTCCACTGGAAGTCGTTCTTCTGGGTGTTCTTCCCCTCGTAGTTGCCCTGCCCCAGCATGCGCACGCGCACGTCGTACTGCCCGCGCGCGACGTCCCGGGCCAGCGTTGCCCGGCGCACGTCGAACCGGTCCGAGCGGAACGTCTGGGATGCCAGCGGCTGCCAGTTCGTCGTGCCCACCGGGCGGTACTGTGCTTCGACGGTCTCCGAGACGTAGTAGCTCTTGCCGCTGGTGCCGGTGCCGCCCAGCACGTACTCAAGGTTGATCTGGATGCGCACCGTGTCGGCGCTGGTTGTGCGCTGCACCCATGCCTTGTCCTTGGTCAGCTCCGCGCCGTCGATGGTGTCCGCGTTGCTGTACAGCGGGATGGTCTGCTCCGGCATCTGGCTGTAGCCAGCGTGGTAGACCTGCACGCCGTCGTAGTTCGACAGGGGCGTGTCGCCGTTGTACAGGGCTTCGATGCGGCCCACGTTGATGCCGGCCGACAGCAGCAGGCCGAGGAACTGATCGTTGCCCTCGTACCAGGTGTACGGCTTGCTCAACAGGTCCGGGGTGATCTGCGCCCGGCCGAACAGCAACGGGTACGGCTCGTATAGCCGCAGCTGGTTGCGCGCGCCGCTGATCGAATGCACCGGGTCTTGCTGCCGGTTGTCCGCACGCGGCGGCTTCGGTGCCAGCACCTTGTTGACCAGCATGGCGCCGGCCATATAGACAGCCGCTGCCGCCGCGTAGCCGGCAACACCCGTCAGGCCCATGAACGCACCGCCAGCCATACCGCCGGCGCCGAACGTGAAATAGGTCAGGGCCAGCACGGCGACGAGAGCAAGCGCAGAACGGCCGACGCCGCCGCGGACCTCGATCACCTGCCCCTGCTTCGGGTAGACGTGGTGCCACAGGTGCCGCTCGACGGCACGGCCGCCGATGCACACCTCCCACCGCTGCCCGTCCAACTCCGGCACGTTGCGCTGCAGGATGGCGTACAGGCTCTCGCCGGCGCGCGCCTCCCACACAACGTTCCGCTGGCCGTCCAGCATCAGCGGATGCGGGGTCACGATCAGCTGGCCCGGCCCAAGCGGCGGTTGTTGCATCACGCCCATGCGTAGTAGCCCTCTATCCTCAGCCCGAAGTCGGGCAGCTCGCGCAAGCGGTGCAGCACGCTGCAGCCGTTGCGCCCGTTCGTGTGGAGTACCCAGCCCTCGTGGGCCAGGAAAAAGAAAACCCCGGCATGGCCGGGGCGCTTCTGTCCGTGTTCGACCATCAGGACGAGATCCCCGTCCTGTGGCGTGTCCGTTCGTCGTCCATAGGGGCGCGACAGCTCCCCAAGGGCCGCCTGCCCTTCCACGCCCCGCGGTCGACGCCCTGGAAGCTGAACCGTGCGGCCGAACAACGCCCGTTGCACCAGCACCACCAGGTCGGCGCAGTCGAACTCCCGCTCGTCGTACGGGATGGCGACAAATCGCTCCACATCGGCCAGGCGCATCAGAACGCCCCCGGCGCGGTGAACGGGTTGTAGCGCAGCCGCACTGCCTGCTGGCGCATGATCGCGTCGTAGCCGCACTGCGCCGTCGCCGTCCTGGCGTTGACCGACACCTGCGTCAGCGGAAGCAGGAAGGTCCGTTCGATGACGTTGGGGGCAGCTCGGTCGCTCAGCAGCAGCCGGGCCATCACTACGTCGCCGGGCAGCAGCCGCTCCAAGTCCTCCGTGATGCCCCGGCCCACGTTGTCCATGGTCAGCACCGCCCGCGGCGTCTGTCCGCCCACGTCGCTGGGCAGCTTGAACCCGAACGGCACGCCGACGTACTCAATCCCGTTGCTCGTCCAGTTCTGCGTGTCGTTCACCAGCCGCAGGGTCTCGCCGAACGAGGGGGCAGTGATCTCCAGGAACAGCAGCGTCCCGGCCGTGTCGGTAACACGCTGCCGGCGCTCGGTGAAGGTCGTCATCGCAGGTACTCCATCACGACCGCCCGACTGGCGATGAAGAACGCCGGCCCCAGCGGGGAGAGAGTGCCGATGTTGCCACCCTCAAAGCGCGCGGTGATCGTCGCACCCGTCCGTGGGTGCTTGATCTGGAACCAGCCGATGCGCTTGATGGTGTCGAAGTACCACGACTCGAAAGCCTCGATGTCCTCCTTCTTCCGGAAGAACACCGTAGCGTTCACCTTAACCATGACCTGCGTGTTCAACAGGCGCTGCTTGGGTACGCCACGCTCCATTTCGGTGCGCTCCACCGCAGGGTCGAACGACTCCGTGAAGCCATCCGTCAGGATGTGCGCGTAGCTTGGAAAAACAGCCATTACAATCAGACCTCGCTTCCCTATGGAAAGGTTATGGAAGAGTCAGAACTGGATCGAATCGGGAGTTCCGTATCCACCACTGTCCTTGTCGCACTCGCCCTGGCGCTCGCCGCCCGAGATAGCGATGACGCACGCGGCACCCTTAGAGACCTCATTTCGGCCGCCGAAGAGCAGATCGGGGATTCGATCAGGCGCCTTCGACACGTCATCCCGGATGACCAACTGGAGCGCGTTACGCACTCGGCACAGCACAACACAATGGCCGTCGGCAGGATTGCCGACAGCCTCCTGCGCCATATGGGCTCACCACCCGCTCAAGACTAGATCGCGTCGCTAAGCCTGAAACGCGACTTCTGAGCCTGATATGTAGAGCCCGTACCGTTAGCGATATTCGATCCGATGTAGCGGTCAACTTGATCAAGCAGGACGTCGATATCAATGCCGCCGGCCTCGTTGCGCCGGGCAGTCGCTGATGCCCCGCCCGGTGCGCCGTGAACATTGACTGTCACGTCGATCGAGCCACCGCCGGCAGCAGAGACGCCCAAGCGCCCGTCTGGACCGCGACGGAGCGGCATGATCGCCTCCGGCCCCGCCTCTCCGAACACGCCGGCACCCTTG